GGGTTGGTTCCTGATGAAGCCTGCGATGTTATGCCTGTCGCCGTGAAGTTTAGAATTGCTGCAATCTAACATCCGAGGTAAGGCCGCGCGCAGCGTCGCGCCTTCACCGAGTAGTTAGGCGTAAACATTACACAAAGAGGGCAAGACAATGGCAAAGATGATGGATGAACTTGAAACACTTGAACTAGCTGCTCACTTGCTCGGCATTGATGAGAACGCCGACGATTTTGAAGAGCGCGTGGATGACAAGCTGTACGAAACTTGGGGCATTGACTACGATAGCTTTCGCTCGTTGTGTTCAAGTTTGCTACCACTGTGTGAAGTTGGGCAATCGCCGATAACCAAGCAGATATTCCGTGGATTCGCAGTGCGGGAAGAAAAGTACGGCAGATGGTTGGCACGGGTTGACGCCTAACTAATCTTATACCCCAAAACTGACGCATAACTCCGAGGAAGGCGTGGAAAACGACATGAAAACCAACCACCGACCAAGCGGAACCATGTGCGCCACCTGTGCGGTTTTTTTTGGCTGGCTTAAATTGGTTTGGGTTACAAGCAATAATCAGCAGGATTGCGACCGCTATCAATAATCACCTGCCGCAGAGAGCGCATGTACAGATAATCGCGCGGCTCATGTTTCCACGACGACTTGCCGAATGCAAACACTGCAGCGGCTACCAGTGCGCCTTTCACGCTCAATTTTTCATCTTCAATAATTTTCTGTAGTGTCAAATCAGCGGTGTCTTTGTCGCAACAATGCGAACTGTACGCCCAATCGTGGAACAAAAAACCATGAATCACGCGCATATCAAACGGCGTGAAAGTCGCCTGCCAAAACGCCGCCGGAATACTCCCACCGTTGAACCAAAAACCTGCAGGGATTTTGTATTCCTTGCCATCGGTTGCGAGACACTGCCAATCCTCGACCAGAGTGCAGCCTGCCTCGCCAACATAGTAAATAGATTTACTTGGCTGGAGTATCGGCTTCATCTATCACTTTTTCCGCAATTTCTAGCTTCGCTTTCGTCGCCGGATTTGTTGAAACCGCCGCACTAATTTTGATCAGTTTTTTTACCCACGCAAAAAATGTTTTCATTTCTCCCCCGCTCGTGCAACGATAAACAAACGACGAAACCAGCCCTTGCCGTACACATCAAATGATCTTGTGCCTGTGTATCGCAACGCTCTTAGAGCCATGTAGGTATTCGCAACATCATCACCGGCTTTACTCGCTGCCGCTAATGTCACTGCTCCGATCAAGCCATCTTGTGCCACGCCCAGCGCAGCCTGTAGCATTTTTTTTGCAGCGTCAGTGCCTTGATTAACTCCAGCATCAAACACATACAGAGACAGCGGGTAGCGCAATTTGTCGCACTTGCAATTGAGCCAGTAGCCCTGCTTGTATATTTCTGCCGCCGTTTGTTTTGTCAGATTGCGCATCTCGCCGGTGTAGCCAAACGCACGCGCCACTTTTTCCGTGATGCCGAAATTCGTTTTCCCGCCGCTATCACGCGGATCGTCAGAGTACCCGCCTTCCAGCTTTAACACGACTTCCAGTGCGCGTGGAAAATCGTCCTTGATCGCTTGTCCGTTGCTCATAACACGCCCTTTTTGTTTTTGATTATTTTTTCCAGCACTCCCTCAAAAAAGAAAAGCGAGCGCGTTCCCATGTGACCAGAAACAGCCACAAGCGCAGCGGTTAAAATCTGCGGAAATTCTGACAGTTCGCAGAGGTAAAAAGTAACAATTCCCACGAATGCAGAGATAACAACTTCACCAATCAGCTCTACGATATTATGCGCTTTAGCTTCGCCTCGCTTTAATCGCTGAATAAAATGGACAACGCCGCCCCAGACGGAAAGCAACAAAACCCACGCATAAGTAACAACAGAATACCCAAGCGGGTCTTTGTCGATCATTTTCATCTCTCCCCCGCTTCCGCGAATTAACTTGCAGACGACGCTGGAACAACCTGCAAATACAGAGGGTACGCTGGCTCATCAGTATTCACCGCTGAAACCGCATCCCAGATCAAACCAGTCGGGTAGTTTTCGCCAGCGCCAATAAGTTTTATCAACTGCCTACCTGCGCCGCAGGGCGCATCGACCAATTCAAAATCCACGCCGTTATGAATTGACAAGCCAGCGTAGTGAACACCGTTGAAAAGGAAAGGGACTGTGATATTGATAGCGTTCATTTTGTTTTACCTCTGAAAATTACAATAAATTATGTAGTAGTGCCGATAAGCTTGTATTCGTCTTCCGCTGTGAGTTTCAGCACAACAAAATCACCTTGCGCTAAAACTAAACTGCCGCCCTTTGGTGGGATGATCGTCACGCCACTACCCGCAACAATCGTCAAACCACCCGCGCCACGCGCTTCTATTTGATACTCGGCATTGGCCGGTATTGCAGCCGTTGCGTTTGGCTGCACGGTTAAAGTGACAGCACTCGCGTTAGTGAAATAATTGTATGTGCCGTTGATTAAATCAGCGAGAAAATACGATTCTTGGTCTTGTTCAAACACACGCGAGTTTGCGGCACCGTCAGAGAACGGTGCCAAAATAAAACCAGCGGCTTCTGACATAAACGCAGTTTGAGACCCATAAGCGGCTTTATTAAACTTTACCCCGCCTATGGTAATGTCAAAACCACTAAATATTGTTGAAACGTATTTAACCCCTTGTGTTAACGTGTTGATAACAGGGGTTACCACGCAATCAGCCGTACCGCCCACGAACGTCCACACAGCCGCCGCGCTTTCTTCAGCGGTCATGGTGTAAGTAGAACCTGACCCCGTGTTGATAATTGCAATGCCACGCGCCGCAAGTGTTTGTCCTTGAAGTTTCCACAGCGCACCCTGAACGGTGTTGCCTTCTGCAATAGCCTCGTTTGTTGGCGTGCCTGATTGCAGTGTTGATAATGCGTCAGCGCTATCTGCGGCAGAAGCGGCAGAGGCGGCAGCGTCTTGGGCGACATTGACAGCCTCATCAACAGCGCGCCCCTGGTCTTGCATAGTCATCGCAAGATAATCCAGCGCATCTTCAACATTGCGCGGCACATACGATGGCGTGGCAGTTAATTCTGATTGTTGTTGTATTTCAAGGCGACTGATAACCCGCAAAAACGAGCCATCAGGCAACGCAAGGTCGTATGTAACAATTCCACCGGGGTTGCCATACTGGTCATAATTCAGCGTAACGGAATAATCGTTAGGATCAGCCTCGGTTTTAACGCCATCGCCATCCGTGATCTCAACATAAAGCATCGACGCATCGTGCAAGCGAAACGAAAACTCGTACTCATGCCCGCTGCTTTGTGGCCCACTGTAATTACTGGACTGACGATCACTAACGCTAACAGTCATAACTGCACCTCTACGCAAATGGTAGATGCGAGACAAGGTATGACTAGAACATCAATTGCTGTCAGGGCTTGCTGTTCCCGTGAGCAATCCTCGCGTCATATCGCCGCCGCTTGTCGGCACAACTTCTCCGGCTGCCACGTCAGCCGCATAGCCAACAGGCCGCGCAAGCGCGAACACAGGCAACCCTGTGAACAATGAAATACCTGCTGCAACATCCTTGATCGCCTTGCTTGGCTTTCCGTTGCCGGTAATTGCGTCAGGAACACTGTCCACCGAGCGCAGCGCAGAACTAATCATCGAAGTTGTGGCGCTGGTTTGCATACGATCATCAACTGGCGTTTTGGTTGTGTACCCAACAGCCAAATTGGCAAACGCCCCCACCACTGGAACCATTGCAGTGGCGTATCGGAACAATCCCGTTCCAGCCACTTCGGTTATCCAGTCGTCTAGCCAGCCGTCATAATCATCGTCATCCACGCCGCCGCGCATAGCGACAGCGATTGATTGCGCGACAATCGCAGGTAGGATTGCGCCATAAATAATATGCCCCATCGCCTCGCTTTTTGTTTTTGCGTTTTTCACGGCAACGACATTCGTATTCACCATTGAATTGAAATAGCCATAGAACTGCATGGTTGCACGCCAGAACGCGCCGCCCACTTCAATGCGGCTCACATCTTCAGGCAAACTACTGCCTTGCGTTTGTCTGATAGTCGCATTGGCATACTGCTCCGCATCAGCATCCGTCATTCCTTTTTCTACGGACTGATTAAAAGTCGCTCGCCAGATAATGGGCGACATAATGTTGTCAATCATGGCTTGCAAAAAATACGCATGCCTTGCGGCGAATGCTTTTGTTTTTTGGTATGCGGTCGGCGCAATCAGTAATTCATTTATCTGGCTATTGATCGCGTGTATCTCAGCATCCATCCGCACAGCCATGTACTCGGACGCTGCACGCACTTCGTTAGCATATTCCTTTGGGCGCGCCAAGAAACTTGCCGTTTCGCGCAGTATGTACTTACCCTTAACTTTTTGTGTGGCAGTCAAAAAGCCTGTTATTTGCTGCATCGCATTGCTTAGGTTTGCCGCCATCAGCGCCATGCCGGTATTGTTGCGCGCAATGTTCACGGCATTAGATATTCCAGCATCGCCTGTCACTGGTGTGTTTACGCTTTGTCTTGCTGCAACACTAAGCCAGGGCGTTAGCATTGAGTCATACGCTGCGCGATCAACAGCGCCAAGCGTTTCAGCGACATCGTTCCGCATCAGCAGCTTTTTCACATCACGCACGGCAGGCTCCATGTGCGTGAACAGCAGCACTTTGTTTATGTGCTGCGCCAGTGACTGAAGATCAAGCATCAGCGGCTTGTTGTATTCCGTCCGCCCTTTGGTAAATCCTTTGGCAGTAGCGGGAAACGCATTCACCAGCGTGTTATTTTCTTCTTCGGCCATTGCTCGTTGCGCAGCATCAACCACTAAACGAGGATCGGCTTGCGCAGGAACATAGCCGCCGCGATAAATACCGAAAGGCGTTCCAAAAGCGTCAGCCGTCACTTCAGCAAAGTAATACCCAAACACATCTCTATGCGTTTTTTGTGCGCCCGCTTTGGTATCTTCAAGCAAATCCCACACGCCTTGCGCAAAATCGTAATGCTCTTTTTTCAGCACGCCCTGTTTGTGCATGCGCTCCACAAACACATCCCATCGCGCAGTATCTAGCGTGCCATCCTCGCGCAATACAGCCCATCCGCGCCCAAGCAGCAGCTTGCGTTTGTTGCTCGCGTTACCAGTATGCAAGACAGCGTGCAGCAATTCAGCCATGCCCACCTTTTGATCGCCAGCTCCGAAGGTATACCCAAGCTCCGGCGCAGCAATTAAACCACGCTTCATTTTTGGCAAGGCATCAATCAGCGCCACATAACGGCGATTGTATTCAGTGGCTTCTGTGCGATAGCGGTCAGCGGCTTTTTTGACTGGCTGGAATATGTAGCGAGTGAAAGCGCCGCCCCACTGCCCGTCCATGCGCTCCGCCCATTGCTCAACGCGCGTCAGCCATGCGCCAGCCGTTTTCAGTTTGTGCGTCAGCAGGTCTTTTTCGGTTGGCGCATTCTTTGCGCCCAATTTCTCATCAGGCAATCCAACTTCAAGCAGTCTTGTAACCAGCCCATCAGCCGCTTCTTGCAGATCAATTTTTTTGCCGTCAATTTCCATCTGGCGCGAACGCTTGGCGGTATACCAAAGCCCCTCAATTTCTTCGCGCAAGCCGCGCATCTCATTGATCGTCAGATCATTAAAATCTTTCTGGTTCACGGCAGCACGGTTCACAGCATCCTGTAACCGCAAGAACATATCGGGATCATGTTCTCGCACGCGCTCCAAATACTCCATCGCATTCTGTTGGCGAGAAGGATAGAAGCCATAAAAGCCCATGACAGCCGTGATCGCGTTCACCACATCAGGATCGCGCCCGCGCTTGGCGTTTTTCTCATTCGTCGCCTTGATAATTTTTGCTGCAAGATCGTCAAACTTATCAATTTCTTCTTTTACATCCACGGCCAGCTTTGCCGTTGCCTCGTTCAGCACTTGATTGCGCTTTGCCAGCAGCGCGGCTTTTGTGTCGCTTTTCGCCATTGCTTTTTGCGCTTCCTTACCGGCCTTGGCAGCAGCAGCAATAAACTTCTCTGGCTTAACATCCTTCACTTTTGTTGCGCCAATCACACGACCAGCGTAGTCCTTGGCCTGTCTTTGTAGCACCCTCTCGCTTCCGGTTGCTTTCGCAAGGATGGCGTATTCAGTAGCAACAAACTTCGCCCGCGCTTTATTCATCACCGCCTTTAGCGTGGCCTCTGCTATTGCTTCTGGTGTAGCAAGATCAGCATGGCGCTCAAGCATAATCTGGTCTGTCATATTCTCGATTGCCTGCTTTATATCCCCAAGCTCAGGCGTACCCAACAGCCCACGAATTAACTGCTCAGTCTCCATGCCAAAGTATCCAGCAACCAATTCTGGAGGAATGCCATCATCAGACAACACACCCATGCCTTCTAGAGTGCGGGATTGCGGCTGGTCTTTGTCGCCTAGCTGATAGTAGGTTTCAAGAATCTTGACGGCGCTGTCATCAAATATCACATAGTTGTAATTACCATCGCCTGCTCCACGACTTGAGCCGTCAAGGTACTTGATGCCACGGATGCCGATGGAGTGGAGGTATTCGGAGGCTTGTTGGCTGCCGGTCTTAGGAGAGTCGTGCCGTGCGTTTAGTTTCCCAGCAATGTGTGAATACAGCGCCCCTCCGGTCATTGCGCGCATCTCTGGCGGTATGTCGCCAGTTATCTTGATCCATTGTTTTACGCTCTCCCGGTCTTTTCCAAAAGTAACGCGGTTATCCATTGAGCGGAGCGCAGCCTTCACCTTCTCGCTCTGCGCGATCAGCGGCTTATCCCACAGCAGGTAGGTGTCGTCTTCTGGAATATCTACTTTGTAGAGCTGGCCTTTATTCTCGGCTTCGACGTAAGTTTGTAGCGCCCGACCGATTGATGCCGTGTCGTAAGCCCTCATTGGCGCTGAAGCATTTTGTACTTTTCTGGCGTAGCTTGCTGGCTTGCCACCTTTGCCCGTCATTTCCATTGCAAACCTCTGGAATACAGTCAGCGCACTATCGTCATCCACGGAGACCCCTTCAGCCGCTAACGCATCGACCGCCATTTGACGGAAATTGTTGCCGCCCTTGCCTATCGCCAGAGTCTCCCGATAATACTCCGCCACCTCTTTATTTCCGGCAAAGTAAAGCCCCCAGCCATAAGCCTGCGCCCCTTCGCCTTTGCCAATATGCTCAAGGCTGAACTTGTCGAACTTGTACGGGCTGCCGTGAAAAGCCGGCTGCTGCAGCTGCCCAGACATATCCGCAACCTTCTCACCAGTAAAAGGATCAATGCCCGCCATTTCCGCAAGCTGAATATCATCAAACATATTGCGAATATCTATGCGGTTTAATCTGCCGCCCATGTACTCAACATTTTCAGTATCAAAAAAGGCACGCTGCGGCTCGCCAAGCAACACATCCATATCCACATCAGCCGAATACTGCGGATTGCCAGCCGCCTCATCGCGCAGCAAATCCTCAAGATCACGAATGTCCCACTTGCCATGCTCGTCCAGCGGCAAATAGTTGTGTTGCGCCAATGCCTCGGCCATCGCGTCAGGCGACAAGCCACCATCTACGCGCAGCACAGGCTTGCCAAACACCCCGCCTTTGCGCAGGAAGTCTTTAGGATCAATACCGTACTGGCTAACGGCCTCTCCCTTGTTCAAGCCGCCCAGCTTGGCGATTGCAGTAAGCAGACTATCGCGCGCCGTATCCACATGCTCGCTATTCCGCGCGCGTTTGTTTCTGGCTTTCACACCCTCAACTGGCGCAGTGAGGAATTGATAGGCTTGCACGATTGGCCGACTAAGGAATCGCGTTCTAGCTTCCATTCTCGCCTCACGGCGCAGCGCAGCGGCTTCTCTGCGCATCTCACGCATGATCTTGCCTTTTGTGCCTACTGCATTCTTAACCCACTTCAAGTCGCGCAGGGCGCGGCCTGATAGCTGCTCCGTTGCTGCTTGCACATACTCATCTGCTGCTTGCTGGTATGCCTCCCATTCCGCGTCCGATACGCCCTCTGGCCGTGATGCGTACATAGGCATCATGCCTGCGGTTTGCTGGGCTTGCGCTATCTGTTCCTCTGTCGCCAGCATCCTGTCAAACACAGAGCGAATCTCGTCATTCAGATCAGCATTCTGGCCGGACTCGCTCAAGAAGTTTTTGATGCTGGTGTAAACATGCGACAACCACGCCCTGAATGTTTGAAACACCTCGTTCAATTCCGCGCTTGGCGCTTTACCTTCAAACAAATACTGCTCGAAACTTTCCGCATACTTCTCGTGGAATTTACGCTTCTCTTCCAGCGTCATGGCGTTCCATGCCGCCAATCGCTCGCTGGCGTTCTCGCCCTTCACGCCAAACCATTTCAGCACCGTATCCATATCGCTTTTCATGCGCTCGGACGCATTTTCATCCAGCGCAAGCTCGGCCTGTATTTCTAAAAATAAGTGGCCGGTTTCATGCAGGAAGGTGGATAAATCCGCCTTCGCCAGCATAGTAATATCGCGCGTTACCGGATCAAATGTTCCGCGCGGCGCGTCCTTGCCCTGAAAATACTCCTCTTCTTTCCTTGCATTAAAACGCTTGCTTAATGGGACGATGTTGCCATCCTCATCACGAGTGACAGCATCCGCCAGCTTGCGGTTGTTCTTGGTGTTTTTGTATGCGTAGCCTTTGCCGTTATCAAAACCTAATTCAGCAGGACTATTTCCATCCCAATACAAGTGACGGAGTTTTGCTCTTTGTGAAATAATTTTGTAACCGCCAGGAATGGACAGGCCTTCGTTTCTCGCATACTCCATGCTTGGTGTAACCCAATCGCCATTGCGAATTTTGCTTTCTTTTATATTTTTAGGAATTGCTCTATAAACAACAATACCTGCATCATCTGGGTTTCTTTTGCTTTCACCTGATAGTCTTAAATCACGCGAACGGAAACCAGAAACAATAGAAGAATGCGCGACAAATTCCATGCTATCAGAAAGATAATATCTCGGCGTTGTCCAGTAATCAGCAGGAACCATACCGCTTTCACGCACATCAGCAAGACTGACAGAAAAACCATCGGCGCTGTTTGGCGCAGAATGAGTCATCCTAAAATCAGAATCACTGACATACCCAGCTTCCGCCGCAGCTTCATTGACTAGCTTTTGCGCAGCTTCCATATCCCCGCGCTCAACTGCCGCCATGTAATCCGCATCGCGTTTTGCTATGCGCTTTTTGTTAGGCGATTCCTTAGCTGATTCAGTTTTTTTCGACTGGTAGAAAAGTTTTCTGCCATCGTAGGATTCTAAATCCTTACTGATCTCGCCAAGCCGATCCAGTATTTGTCGCCTTCTTTCTGCGCTTTCTCCCACATAGCGGGCGAGCGTGTTTGCGAGTAGCTGCCTTTTAATCGACGCGCTCGCATATAGGTGTCGATAAGCTCCCAGCGGCTCTCCTTGTTTCGCCACTGCTCCAGCGGTATCCGTTCGCCGTTGTCCATCCGACGACAATCCGCCCTTTTGAAGCTCATGTACCCAATCTCTAAACTTGGTGTTGAGCGGCGTACCTCTGACCAGTATTCTTCCTGTGTCTGGATCGATCCAAGCATGGCGCAACTCCGGCATCACCTGTGTGATGTTGTGAAAGGCAGTCTTAACAATCTCTCGACGGTTAATTGTATCATTTCCCTTCACCCATTTCATAGCCCTTGCGCGCGTATTTAGCGGGCTTGTCGCGTGATCCTTGTCTATTAGCGTTAGCTGTCTTTCATGCGGAATAAATCGCCCTGTATCTTTTCTGCGCGCAATGCCGCTTGCCATGTGTTCCGTTCTTTTTAACAGCGCATCATCAGACAAACCCAACGGATCGCCACGGAAAACCCCGCCATTTTTTTCAGCAAAATCCGCAACCTTTGTATAAATAATCCCACCAACCCCGCCAGCTCTTTTCAGATCAGATAAGTCTGTCCAATACTCGCCCGCGTCATTGATATACACATAAGCATCGCGCTTTTGTGTGGTGTATTGTTTTTTGCCATCCTTCAAAATAGGCTTATCGTTTGCATCAACCAATAGCTCTTTTGTTGGAATGGAGTATTTTTTTACATCGACAATATCTGGCGCGCCAGCATCTTCTGCGTCCATTTGTGCAGCCATAATCACCGCTTCGTCGGCGGTTTGCACTGTGCCTTCTGGAAGCGCAGGAATAATATCAGCATCCAAATCATCGCCAGTTTCGCGCGCATACTGGAAGTTGTCATCATCACTGCCAAGCTCTTGATATAGCGTAACAAGATCATCAGCCGCTTCATCGCTTAATTCAGTCGGCGCGGCATCAGCATTGTATTTGGCGGCATCATTCTCAGCATTGCTACGCAAGCCACCATCGCCCATGCGCACAATAACCTGATCGTCTGGAATGCCTTGGCTGATATACGGCTTGTTGGCTTTGCGCTCTTCTGCGCTCATACCTGCGCGGGAACCTGTATCTCTGGCTTCTACTTCACCAGCAAGGCGCTTGTACTGATCGTTGGCGTTCTCCATTATATCTATGCCGTCGATCTGCGCATCAGCCACATACGAAGATCTCTCGGCAAGCAGCTGCTGGTATTCTTCTCCAGTAGCGGTTTTCAGTTTCGCATTTATTTCCGCCACTTTCTCGCTAGCAGCTGACTTCCTTGCCGCAAGCTCATTATTAGCAGGCGACATGAACTCATCAACACTACCGCCCCGTGCAAAGCCTTCACGCTCTTGTATGGCGTGTTGCACTTCATGTAACAGCAAGGATTTTTTTTGCGCATTATCCGCCACTGGAGACAATAAGATAACATCGTTCTCTGGCATGTAGGCTGCCTCGCCTATAGGCATGCTGTCGTCGATGACCACGCGCACAGCAGCCAAATCAGGATAGGCCGCGAACAGAGCCGGATGATCCAGCACTTCATTTAGCATCGGCGCTTTACTCTTGGAGAGTTTACGATCCTCACTAATAGCGCCGCGCATTGATCCGAGAAGGCGCATGCTTCCCGCTTCCTGTGTGTCTGGATACCGAGAAAGGAAGTCGTCTGTTGTAATCCAGTCTCCAGCAATCTCCTTCATGCGCTGATGTGTAACATCGCCAAAACGGATATTCGACGCGCTATCATCAATCTCAAAACGCCACTTACCATCTTCCCACTTGTGCCAGCCGGTTTCCTGTCTTGTTTGCTCAGGATCAGCGCCGGAATCCACCGCCTGCTTTGCGCGTTGCAGTGCTGTCAGGTCAGCGTTTAACGCCTGCTCGCCTGCGTACTGATTAAACCCTCCACTGTTCAATGTTTCGTTTTTAGGGTCAAAACGAAAGCCGCCCATGTATTTTTTTACAACATCAACTGGCTTCATGCCATTGTTGAATGCAATCACCGATGCGCGAGAAGCCAGCAAGATTGCGCGAGTCTTGTTGCCTTCCTTTGTGCCGTAGCCTGTAGCGTCAAGCTGTGCTGAAATATAGTCAGCCGCATCTTTGAAATCAAAAGCAGCCTGATCTTTGTCTTTTGCTTTGGCTATCGACTGATTAGCAATCGCCTCCAGCTCCCTATCCATGTCGCCCTGCTGATTAGCAAGCTCGCTCTGTGTATCACCAAATACGTTCGCTTTAACATGAGCCATCACGTCATTGCGAATATCAGCATTTTGCGACAACCCTACCAGCAACTCATTGCGAGGAACGCGAATAAGCCCGCCAGTTTCAATTGCCTGATCTATCTGATCAGCAGCACTAGGCGCAGCCTTCAAAAATACATCTTTCGTGACAACGCCAGTATGGAACAATGCAGAATCCACATACACATCATTCTCGTCGCCATCATCCATGTTATTCAGAATGTTTGTTGTCACATCACGATCAAGCCGCGCCGCTTTGGTTTTTTGCAGAATATCTATCTGCTTGTCTAGGTCAGCAAGATCGCGCTCCGTTTCGTTCTTTGACGCATCAAACTTCATCACTCGATTAGCTACAGCCTGCACGCCTGCCATCGTCCCAGCGTTCACGCCAACGCCGAACGCTGTTTGGATTGCTGCCTCCGGCCTTTCCGATAGATATTGATCCATCGTTTTGTATGGATCGTAAACAGCATCAACAAAATCTTGCGTATGCGTAGCAACCTGCTCGCCAATCATGTCACGCGATAACAGTTTCTTCGCAAAATCCACCACACCCATCTTGCCAAGGTTTTCCGCAACAAAACCAAATGGCAGCTTTTCCGTTAAGCCCTCGATAAGGCCAACCGCACCGCCAGCTATCAGCGCATCTTGCGTACTACCGCCACGCTCCAGCACATCGGCAGACTGCCCAAGACCAGACTGGATGCCAGCCATCGTAAGGCCAAGCAGCGGATTGAATGCGCCCACCGCCAAGGTTGGGGCGGTTTGCACAAGCGAAGAAACGCCGCCAAACAACCAGCGCGCCGTGTTCGTGTCAAATGTAGGCGTTGCTGCTTCTGACGCTGCGTTAGCCGCACGAATGCGGCGCATGTTTTCTGCTGATTGCGCAGCCCGCATTGCCTCATCGTCAAAACCAACTATATCCATGCGGTTTGTCAGTTCATCGTATGCCGCAGAAATCTTATCAAGGCTTGCGCCAAATTGCGTACCAAGCGCGCCAGTAACCGTTGACGCTACGCGCCCAGCATTATCAACAAACTCGCCTGGACTATCGCCAAACCGCAGTGCCCCATCAGGGTTTGCTGTGTTCTCGATTGCGCCGTTTTTTAGATCGCTATTGCTAAAAATCTCACGGTTCAGCGCGGCAGTAGGCGACTCCTGATATTGCGGCTGCGTTACATCAGGCAGACCGCGCTTTTTTAATTCCGCTCTGAATGTTTCAAGCTCTTGCAATGGCTCAACATCATCTTTTGCTATTTCAAAATCACGCGGATTGTCCGCAAGGTACTGCGAAGTTTTTGGCGCAGAAGTAACCATCGTTTGCCAATCTGGTTTTTTTAGCTTCTTCTCAACCTGATCTGGAATTGCCTTTGCTACATCGTAAGAAACACCTGCGCGACTGGATAAATCTTTCCACTTCGCCACGCTTTCTGGCGCATCAACGGACGCTGAACCCATCGACTCCAGCCTATCGCTAACACTATAGAGCTGTTCTGGCTCATCCCATTGCACATCATCAGGCACAATGTCATTTGCTTGGCTCACATCATTGGAAACATCGCCCTGTTCGTCATCCCATTTCACTTGCGACAAATCAATATCATCTGACATATTCTTTACTTCCATCGCTGTATAGCGCCACGCGGCGACCATTCACTGTGCCGTAGCGAACAATTGTTCTTTCTTGTCTTTGCATGCGCTCGTCAGAAGCAAAGCCCGCTTCCGTTGCGACATCGCGAGGCACTTCATTTTTCGTTGTGAAATCCGATCCACGGCCAGCAATAATCGCTTCGCCTTGCGTCACAGACGACAAGCCGCCAATCATATCCTTCACTTTATCTAATCCAGTTGCGCCTTCTCTCGGTTTGTAATTGCCTTCCAGCCACCAAGACGCTGCATCCTTGAATATTCGATCTGGCGTAGCAGTATCGCTCACCGCCTCGCGCGCCATTTTCTTGAACGCGAACAGATTTAATTCCTGTTCTTGCGTCCACCGTTTTCTTGGTGTGTTTTTTAATTTTGGCGGCGCGTATTGCAAATACGCCTCTTCCAGCTTGGCATCAGAAACCTTGCGGTCTTTTTCCAGTGACCTAGAAAGCGCGTTGTAATCTGTTTTTGTAAGGAGTGGGCGATAAACTTCCAGTTGTTCTGGTTTTGTGATTCTATCGTCAGCGTCATCAAACAGCCTTGCGCTTGCTTCTGCCAGTGCATCATCGTCGCTTACAGTTCGCTTCTTTGGCTGACCGTCTTTGGCTTGTTGTTCCAGTTCGATAGCCTTCGCTTTCCTTACGCGCAGCGCAGCGCCAGCATCAATATCAGCCAGCGCATCTATATCGTCGTCGCTTACACCAGCCCAGCCGCCAGCCTTGTACGCTTTTGTTTCCAGCGCATCTATCGCTGCTGTTTTTGCTTTTGACGCTTCCCTGCTTCGACCTGCAAACACAGAGCGCACTTTGCTTAACGCCACATCCTGATCGTCGCCGGTATATTTTTTCGTTGCGGCATTGATAGCATCGTCGAAACTAACTCCGCCGCCGACCAGTGACTCAGCAAACGCTTCCGTTTCAGCCGATAGATTTTTCTTGTGTACCCACTTCTCAGCTTGCCCACGCAAGCCGGGATCAATGCTGTCTCCGTATTGCTCAATGAATGAATTAACGCTTCCAACTGCATCCTGCTGCATGGCGTTTTTCAGAATGTCGCCATACAAGCCTTGTCGCATGGCTTCGGTGTTTTGGTTTACCCAATTTGAATCAAAACCTTTTCTGTGCGCCATATCCTGATAAATGCCGCGTATGGTTTCTGTTTGCTGTGCAATGTTTTCATTTGTTGGATTAAAGATTGCGGATTGCTGGGCGCTCTTGATATTGCTCTCCATCGTGGCCGCGTAATACACATCACCTTGCTTTTCTTGATAACCGAACGCCCAATCGTCCGCACTCATTCGCAGCCGCTTGGCGTTGCGATCAAACAGCCTCCTTGCCCTCTCATCCTCCAAACCACCACCAATTTCCGCTGCGCGCTTGTCGTACCACGCGCCCATGTCCTTTTGTATATTCGCAGCATCCTTGCCTTTCAGTTGCGAGAACTCCTGCTGCTTGGCATTCCATTCTTGATTCAGCGTGTCGGACGCATCCATGCCGTCAGCAACGGCTTTCTTTTCGTTCGCTTGATCTATCGCTTGGCCGACTTTCATTAACACTTGGCCGCCTGATTCCATGGCGCGACCAAGCCCTGCGCCAAACGCATCCGCACTTACGCCGCCCGTGCGAATACTTGCATTAGGAATGCCGCGAGACTGAACAGAAGGCGAATCGTATGTCGGGACTTTTGGCATTATTTCCCGCCTCCACTGCTTGAGCTACTGCTTGAACTGCCTTTGCTATCAGAGCTGCTTCCACCTTTGCTGAACGCTGACCAGTTACTAGCCACGGAACTTACCCCGCTCATCAACGCATTCATGCCTGGATTGATGTTGTCGCCCTGCGCATCCAGCATCAGCGCGGTATTGCTGGCGTTCGTTTGTCCTACTTTGTAGCCCCACGCCTCGCGCCGCGCATTGCCCTTGATCCGACCAACATCCACCTTTGCCATGTAGTCCGTGTCATCAAGAATGCTGGCTGGCGATCCTTGCGATACATCAATGCCGTTTGCTGCAATCGCCGCCTTCTGCGACGACTTCATCATGGCCGCTTTCTGCATGTGATCCTGCGCGTCACGATTGCCGCGTGCTATCGCATCCTCGGCCATTTGACCTTGCAGTTGCGCATTCATTTGCGCTTCTTTTTCTTGGTAGCCAAGCGCGTCCTTCTGCGCCTTGCTTTGCATGTAAGCGCCGGCAGCAGAAACAGTCGCACCAACAGACACAACAGCCGCAACCACCCAACTCATTGCATCATCTCCAGCAGCGATTCATAGCTTTCTGCAATCACCGCTTTTTCAATTTTCTCCAAATCCGTCTCGACCTCGCACACGACAGTCGGGTGATATGTCGTCCAAATCGCTTCTTCTTCAACATAAACCGCCCGCTTTGTGCCGGCCAACGAAACAAACGAAACAGGTGCTTCATACACTTCACTGCCAAACTCAGTGACCACTCGGCAGCGACCTTTGCTGATCGTATTGACATGCGAATGCTTGTGGATTTTACCCACCACGCACACACCGGCTGGCATAGTGATTTCTCTGGCGTATAAGCCGGGGGCGAAGTAATGTTTAACGGGGCAATCCACTTGCTCATAGCTCATCATGGATTCTTGCAGCGCGAGTATCTGATTGCGCGTTACTTGCGGCTGATCGAAAACCGACAGAACATCCTGCCGCTGATTGGATGCGGCATCGGTTCCTGAATTGCAAAGCCCATTTTCTTCAGCCATCGGATGCTCTTTATGTTCCTAGCGTCAATGTAATTTTCCAGCATGGCATAGCGCAACAGTAGAACGCTGATGCACTGCGCGCCGTGTAGCAAAAATAGCTTGCTGTGCCTCTCAATATCTTGTGTGCAGAGCATCCACGGAATGCCATTGCCAGACAGCAGCGACCTACTAGCCGCACCACCAACACAAAGCAGCGCGCCGTTATGTTCCACGGCAACACACATCGACGAATCAGCAACAGAATCCGCAACCACATCAAACAGGTTTCGATTGTCACCAGCCGCGCGTATTTCTCTAATGTCGGCCCACCGCATTTTGGCCGCTATATATTCAATATCGTCATCCGTTACATCCCTGAACAGATACTCAGCCGCCACCAGCGACCTCTATCGCCATCGCTTGCAGCGTGAAGCCGCCGCTATGATCGTGCGTGATGGTTAAGCAGGCATCGTCATCCCAATCACCCATGATCGGCACTTCTTTCATTGGCGGGATTTCTTCTTGTGGTGTAGGCGTGAGCTGCATAGGTACAGGCTTCTCGTTTTGCGCTGGCGCAACCTGAACCAACCCTTCTCCGCCAGCCCGAATGTAGACCTTGCTGATATTCTTTTGCATGCCGCGCGAGGCCGCAGCAACTTCAAACGACAATGGCAGTGTTTTGATTGCGGTTTGATACTTCAAACCGACAGTTATGTCACCATAGAAAGCATCCGGCGCAATGATCGCGCCATCACTAGAAACAAGCTGCGATTCTTTTTTAATGTATTCCGTATCATCATCGGGATCGTCAGCGGCGAGGAACCCATAAAAATACACATCCACATCCTGACTTTTTAAGTGATAAAAACCAAAAACGCTTTTCATGGATTTTCCTCAGGGCAGCGGCTCTGGCAGAACTACGCTATCTCGACTAATTGTTGTTGTTTTTAATGCGTCAAAATAGCTGCGATCTCGCCAGTTGGAATAGTTGTCCATGCGCTCAATGCACATCACGCCATCACGATTCACCGCCAAATAAACCGCCACGCCAGATTGCTCTTTGGTTGATGTCGCCCACTTCACTTCGCCGCCAACATCATGCCGATGCCAAGCGATTACATTCTGCTTTGGCGCGTAGGTTAAGCCAAGCAAAACTCCATCATCTCGCACGCACCACAGAATCGGAAAAATGCCGCGCTCTATTACCATCGAAACAATGCTGTGGTTCTCGAACAAATGAAACGCCAGCATGCTTATGTCATCTGGAGCGTAAGACTGTGAGTTCCAGTTGTACTCCATTTGCATGACGCGATTACTACCTGCCTGAACAAACAGAATGGCGCTACTGGAAACAACGGGTTTTACATCCGCACAACCCACACTGGATTGTTGCATAACAGCAATTGTTGATGGAGTCAGCGCCGCGCCGCTCACGGAAGAAACTACCCACTCCGCATTTTCTGAAAACAATACAAGATTTTGCAGTGCAATCATAAACTTGATCGCATTCTGCTCTCTTCCTGCCAGTCTGAAATTGATAGAATCGTCATCGCGCACAGGCAATGATTGCATCATGTTGTTTTCAGTACCGATCCTACTCATCCATGTCGTTTGTGGCCGCGCAGCGGTACCTGAATATATTTTGCGTTGTTGGTAATAATCGACGGATGATGGGTAGTTTCCTTCTTTGTCAAAAGGATCTTCCCCAGCGGGCGGCGTTATAGACATATCAGGCAGGATGTTGTCGTCAGTAAAAAAACCACCTTTTGATCGACCGATAAATCCTGGAGTATCGCCACTCGTTCCGCCTACCCGTTTATACACATTGTACTCTGTTCTATCGTTTGAGTTCCATGACAGCGTGACTGTTGCGGGTTTGCCTGCCGTTGTGAAATCAACAGACACAGAGCCATTAATGTAAGCGTTAAGGAACCCAGCAGCTAGAGGCGTGTTGATATAGGCGCTCCAATCGAACGCCTCTCCATTTCTACGCTTTAATATGTACCATCCACCAGTCATTCGGGCAACAACACTATACATATTGCTATTAGATTGCGTCCCCTCAAACGCCTCTATTGTGTCGTCGCTCTCCCCGTCCTGAACATCTAACCTAATTGGCGCTCCATATTCCAACAATCCGCCAGTTATTTGCGCCGCAATGCCAACTCTTCCACTGCCGTCATTCATCCATTTGTAATTGACCGGAATGGGTGTTGGTGTGTAACTCATTTTCTTCAACAGCAACACGTTTCTCGCTGGTCTCTCTAGCTGCGCAGGGAAAGACTCTTCGCCGTCACGGATTGCCGTGACATAATAAAAAATCCCTCTCTTTGCTGTACCAAGGTTCCCGCCGATAGTCGCCGACAAACCAGTTGGAATCTCTACTCTCGGCAAAAACCACTCACTAACAAAATCGAACAAACCAGAAGGTCTGCGTTCAATTTTACTCGGTGGGTATTTCTTATGCGTCAAAGTTAAAACATCATAGCTCTGCGCAAAATCAATGCCATAAACATCGTTTTCATCATACGGCGTCTCAATCTCATACACAGCAGAAACGGTACCATCGCATACATCAATGCGTGTGTCGAAGCCATAACCAATCTCATACAATTCAAATGTGTTGGCTGTCAGCACTTTGACTGCATAGTAGTCTTCTCTTGGAAATGGGCTCTCGTTATCAGGAGAATACCAAACGGTTTGGCCGTCATAAAAACCATGCCCATCCTGCGTCAGCGTTGTGCCAGCCCCAGCACAATAAGTTACTGCGCTATAGACTGCCGAAGCTACATCAATGTCTCTTTTGTACTGCACTGCTGAGACAAAACCAGAAGGTTTTGTTTTTACACCATTCTTTTTCTTGACGGTCGTCATCATCTTTTTTGTGTTTACATACTGCCACTCAGTAGTTCCTTCATCTTCATTTGTTACGACTTCTTTTTTTATCTTAAATCCTTTCGGTGTCGCATTTGCCACCTTGTAAACAGCATTCTGATCGAAGTCATAATATCCTCCACTGGCTGGAGTATTCAGCGTGATATAAATAAGATCATCATTTGATAATCCGTGATCTACTGGAAACTTAACAATCCCCTGCTTTTCTCTCGTGATGTTGTTAAATGCAGCGGCAGGAGCAGGAGCAGAAGTGAGCGACGAGTCGTAATCAATAGCAAAAGAATCTTCATCAATCACAGTCACCGTTCTAAGCATGTCAACGAAGCCACTCCAATCTTCTTTTGGAATAACCTCCCACAGACCGCCATCTACACCTCTTCCGGTAATTGTTGTCGCGCTAATCGCACTGCCACTGTAATTTGTGTTGTATGTCTCTAGGCTAGTGAATCCAGTACCTCCATTTAAGTTTGTTATTTTTGTGCCACTAGGCACGCCAGTACCAAACAAGTACATGCCAACCGCATAAGTGCCAGATAGATGATCGGTATTTGTCATCACCCCCACGCCAGAAATGCTGGCAGTTGTTGATTTGGCAATAACATACGGGTCTGACTTGCTTGCTCTTAATAAATACCCTGCATTGACAGGTCTACCATTCAAATTACAGCTATCAATCACCTCAAAGTAATCATCTTTGTTTATTCCGTCAGCAACAGGAAGCTGCGCCGTGGTATCAAAATACAGCTGCGTATTGTCCAGCAGCCTAACAACAGTATTCCCACTCTCAACAGTCACATTCCCTATTTTTTGTCCGGTTACGGCAGCAGGCGTAACAGTCAGTTTTATTTGTGCGCCGTCCGATAGTCCGTGACTTGTACTTTTGATAACAATTTTATTGGGCGTTCCAGTATCTACACCCTCACTGGTAATGCTCTCAGCAATCACATCAGCATTGACAAGCAGCGTGCCACCCTCCGTGTGAATGCGTAGGTATTGATGACCTAATTCCATCACATAGGATTGCGTGGAGGAAAACTGGAACGGAATCAGGCGAACATTTCTGCCGTGCGTTTCGCCGGAATCTCCCTTCCACCAGTGCTTTGCATGTGCAACAAACCGCGTGCCGCCGCGCTTGCTGACAACCCCATGCGGGTACACAATCGCGTTCTCACACTTCGCCAAGCCTGTTTGATACTGCCCAAGGTCAACACGATCAGACAGTTCTGGCGTGATCTCTCCGGCAGCAAACGATCTCAGCAGTGTTTTTACTGTTGCCATCGCGCGCGAACTCCAGCAGGTGTATCGTCACGCGCCACGCGCACATGGCGGTGATTATCGATCATGGCCTCGGCTAAATATGTCCGATACATTTTCTGCCACGCGCCGGATACATTCGGATCTTTGGTCGTAGGCGCGGCCAGCAAGTGCGCCAGATACGCAGCCAGCGCCAACACGAATCCGTTTGTGTAATGCGAAGTAGCTGAATCCCTGTAGACATATCGCAGCACAGGGCTTGCTGCGTTGCAATACAACACGCTGCCGTGAATCTCAAACTCTATCTGCGCGAATGGCGAATTAGAACCTTCCTCATACGCATTGACAGGCTTCACCAAATCCGAAGGCACAGCAAAGGCGTACTGGAAATACTCCGGCAAATCCGCTTCGATTAAGTTTAGTTTTTTTTGTTTGACGGCAAACAGCCAATCGCATTCACCGAGAACCTTCTCAAGCGCAATGGGATAAAACTGCGCACACACAGCAGCATACTTGCCGCCATCAGGCGGATTGATGGAAATAATATCTGGCGACTGACCAAGATTAGCCAGTGCCAGATTGCAAATATCTACCTGCGAGGCCATTCCCGCCTCCGAGTATTATTCTGCCAGAACTTTATCCGCTGCCTTTTCGGCAGCGGTGCGCTCGTCAACTTTATTCATATCAGAAAAAGTATCGGGATCGCCGCCCTTTTTCTTTTTGCGTTTATTTTCGGCAGCGGTACGCTCGTCGGCCTTGTTTAGGTCAGTATCAACTTGTTCGCCTTCAGCGTCATCAAGCAAGCGCATAACCTTCTCGTTCAGCTTATGGCCTTCTGCAAGATCAAAAACATCGCCTTGCTTGTATAAATTGCCCGCGTAAAACACGGGCTTGATCGCTACAACTCGCATGTTGCTACCCCTTACACAGCGTCAGGAACAGGCTTCCATACAGGAGGCGTATTGGTTAAGAACGCATTAACCTTGCCTGCTGTAAATGCTTCGCCTGCGGTGATTTGCAGCACACCAAGGTATCGCTCGTAACGCTCCACTTCGCTGTAGGGCAGCGCGCCAACATACAACACAGCGCCAGCCGTCATTTCAGCGACAGTGAACGCTTTTGTTACCAAATGGCGCGAGCTTGTAGTGGTGCTTACTGACGCGCTATCGTCGCTCGCCAGCACAAACTGCGCAGTTGCAGCGCTAGTGCCGGATTGTGCTGCGGTATCCACCGAAATGACCAAATAAATTGGATCAGTTGGTAAGGCCAAATCCTGATTGGCTGCACCAAGATCAGGCTGATTTCCTACCAAGTAAGTGCCTGCCGCGCCGGTATTCAGCGCGGTTGCATCACAAAACTCTAATGTTTTATCAATAAACATAGTTGTTCTCCTTAAATGCCAGCTTCGTTAGAGAGGATCGCATCGCAGCGACGAATTGGAATACCATCGAACATAGGCTCGCGGATCAGCGCGCCGTTGGGTCGCGTCAACTGCTCAATGCTCAAGGTAGAGCCAACTGTTTTATTCATAATCTGACGACGAATAAAGCCACGCACCGTGCGGTTCGCGTAGAAAATCGGACGGCAGTTTCCGGTTGACGGCAGAAGGTCAATCGCCTGAGCCATCAGATCAATCAAGTCTGGGCCAGTTTTAGCATCACTAACCAGATCTTCCGCATCAATCTGAATGCGCACAACATAGCGCCAGTCGGCAACAACAAGACCTGTCTGGACTTTGTAGTGTGTGCGATAAGCTTGCCAATAGCCGCTGGATGCATCACCAGCAGTGACTTCACCCAAATCATTGATATGGATGCCAGCAGTTGATCCTTTAGGGTAAATGCCGAAAACTTTGTCTGGCGCCCAGCCGATCAGATAGATCGAGGTGTTGTCAGTGCCGTCCGGTGTGGCAGCGCTAGTTAAAATGTTAGAGCCAAGATCGCTTGCCTGGTCGTTATAACGCGGCGCAAAGCCGGTAAACGCTTCAGGCACAAGACCTTCGTTTCCGTAGATCAGCTTGCTAGCCCACTCTTGCGAAATGCCTTCAATGTGCGCGGCATCTTCACTAGCGCGGAACGCCATTGCATTACCGCCAAGATTCGCAATAGCCACATCAATCTCAGCATAGTCTTCCAAGTTACCAATGGAATCGGTAACGGTGACGCGCTTTGATTTGGTAGGCACAACGCCGCCGTACATTTTGCGCCATGTTGGTGATGGCAGCGCAGTGCGCAGCGTAGACTTATGGCCAGTCACCAAATTACCCTCGACCATAGGCATGTCGTCCGTCATTGGGTTTACTTGGTTCAGGATTTCTGCGACTTGCGCAATGCCGCCATTAGGGTCAGTTGCTCGCGCAATATCAATCAGCGTTGGATAGTTTGAAGCTAGAGCTGTCATGTTTTATTCCTCATCAATCGTTTTTTTGCATTGTTGGGTACATGGCAGCCAGCGGATTGGCCGCTTTTACCGCAGTCCCTGTTACAACGGCCGCATCGCTGCTCGCCGCTTTACCCACGCGATAGAACAAACGCACTACCGCAGGATGGTTTCCGAAGCCACTGGCATCCAGTATTTGCTTCAATTCGTCGTCGCCAAACTTGTCGATTGCTGTCAGCGCAATCCCAAGATTTGCGTCAAAATCCTTACCGCCAACTTCCGCATCGTTGCGCGAATCGTCAGCCCATTTTTTAATCGTGTCGGCATGTACGCCTTCGGCTGTTTTGGTGGTGCGATCAACCAGACCAGCAGCCACATCCACCAGCTTTTGCGCTTGCTCTTGCGTCAGCCCAAACTCTTTTGCCAAAGGCGCAAAGTCATTGAATGCAGCCTCGTCAATGCGCAAACCTTCTGGCAGCGAGAACTCGCCGTATTCTTGTTCTTGCGCAGCGGCTTCTTGCGGTTGCTCTGCCGCAGGCTCTACTGCCGCAGCTTCTTCAACCGGCGCAACCACTTCTTCGATCACTGCTTCTTCTGTCATGCTTTTGTCTCGCTTTGCATTTGTAACCAAGCGTCAAAACAAACCGCCTTTAATTCTTTTTCCATCCCAAGGCCAACATCACGCGCGCCAGCCCTGTAGTGCAATTCTTCACTTGCGCAATTCCCTCCTGCTGCAATCCCGCATGCTTGAATCCAGCGAGATACATAGCGACGAAACGCAGGCAGCTTCATCAGGTTTTGCACATCTTCCGCGGCTTGCTTCGCGTACTGCTCGCGCTGCTTTGCCAGTCTTTTTTTTGCCTGATCTTCTGCCATGACTCAAATATACCCACCGCAAAACGCAACACTAGAACCAATCATGTAGGCATTCCATAGCCAGAAAGCCCCTGCATGGCTGCCGTCATTTGCTGGCGCTGATCTTCTGGAATATCGGCAAACTTCTTGATGGCATCCGCTGTCTGGTTTGCAGCAGGAGCCATTGCTTGCATGCGCTGCATGGCCATAGCCTGCTGCTGTGCGGCAGCCGCAGCCTCTTTCATCTTCTGTACTTCGTTGTCATCACGAATGATTGTTGGATTCAGGCCAGCCAAATCCGCATATACATCAACGACCTGCTCAAAATCCACTTTGTTTTGTATGGCGCTCGGATCGAATTGACCAATCATGCCGAATGTTTGCATTGCGCCTTGCAGCGCACCAACGCCTACCGCTTTCTGCGCCTGAGCCAGCACAGAAATAAAATCCACCTTCAAGTCCATGCCGTGCATTTCTTGCGGCGGAGGAGGAACCAGCGGTCTACCGTTGACCTTTGCCGCCATGATCTGCGCGAACGCAATATCGATCAGTTGCTCGTGGATTTCATTGTGCAAACGCTCAAGCACTGGCCCAAGCATCAGCATTTTTTCTTCATGCCGTTCGCTCACTTCCGTTGCTGTGATGTTGGAGCGCGTATCGTTCGCCAACATCAAAAACAGGTTTGCGTAGAAAGCGCCGTTGATGCGCTCTCGAATATCCATGATGTCATTCAGCACGCCGTCGATGCGCGTGTTCACTTCATACGCTGTGCGAATGCCGCCGCCAGGTGTTGACTGGTCGTAGTAGCTTTCGCCGCCTGGCGTTAAATCCAAGCCGTATGGCGAATCACGCAACTGCACAGGTATCTGCACAGGAGGATCGGCCTGATAGTCGATCACCTTCGCTTTTTTCTTTTGGTTAAATTGAAGTTGTTTGTTGTCGCCCAATGCTTCCATGCCTGGACTTGTGCCGTAAATATCCCCGCCAGACACATCCCAGCGCGGACAGATAGCAGGAAAATAATCGAAGCCGCCTTCGCGCAAAAACTTATCTTCTTTCGTAGTGGCTTCCATGTAAATTGACGCCCATGGTTTTTTGTTCGCCATCAGCGTATTGCCGCGCACATCACGCGGTTCGATGGCATGCAGCACCGTCACCCACTGGTCGTACTTTCTGCCGTCATACAATTGCTGGACATTAACGCTGCAATTGTCGTAACCGAACTCCGTCACCAGCGCATGCACTGTCATGTCGAACTCGCGGTATAGCGTGTTAGCGCGGCCTTTGCTGTCGCAGGCAATCGCGTACTCGCCAATCGTCAAACTGTGCGCGTGAATGATGTTGTCAAAGTCAGGCAGAATGATTGCCGCTGCCGTGCCGTATACACCAAGCTCAAGATAAATTTGATGCAGCACGCGGTACATATTTGATCGCTGGAACACGGCGCGCATCAGGTTTTGCACATTGTCCAACCACAACTGCACAGGCTTTTGCTTCATCAATTCAGCGTCAGGCGTTGCCAGACGGAACCACGGACGCGCAGGGCTGGACATTCCACTCATCATTCCAGCGGCCAGTGTTCGGGCTGCAATCGTTGGCGTGTTATCCAGAATCTTGTTGAATGTAGAACTTGTTGACTTGTTTCTTTCTGTCGATAAAAAACGACCAGTGCGCGGCAGATAATGCTTCGACAAATCTTTCCATACCGGCTCGAACGACTGTCGTTCAGCCCATAACGCCGCCTTTCGTGCGCGTATTTTTTCGCAAGGCGTGCGACTGTCGGCGATCTTCTGCATCACTGCTTTGTCCCGCCGCCCAACAAAGTATTGCCACCCAATGTCAGCGCGCCTGTTGGCACACCGGCAGCTCCCGTCATCAGCGTACCGTTAGCCACGCTGTCATCACCTGTTGCTGCGCTGTTGCGCTTCTTCAGCAGCGGAGTTTTGTCTGGCTCTTTTGGCAGTGGTGGTGGCGGCGGTGGTGGCGCAGGCGCGTCAGGTGCTTTGGAAGTACACATACAGACCCCGATTCAATATCACTGAATGGAATCGTACTCACGCCTCTTATTAACACTTGAACGACTGGAATCGCGCTTTCTTACAGGCGCAGCAAAGGTCAATGCCAATGCGTCCGCCTTGTCTGGCGACCTGCCAATCTTTTGTTTGATGATTTCTTTCTCCACCACGCGCAGCTTGTCGCCTTGGAATGCGTAGGTTAGCGCGCACAGCTCTTCTTTCAGCTCTCTGTCGTCAGGTATCGCACCGCCAGCCTTCACCCATTCAGCCATTTCATACAGGATTTCAGAACGCTTGTTGAAATAGCGATAGCTTGTTGCCTTGCCTGAAAAATGCACACCAAAAACATAGTGGCCCAGCGAACGCATAGTGTCGATAACACCAGCACCATAGCCACCCGTTTCATCAACAAACACAGCGTCAGCCGCATGCGTTTGCATCTCTCGAATGAACTCGCGGGCAATCAGCGTTGAATCCGGTATGCGCATCACGCGCGGCATGTACGCTTGCCTTCCACGGCGCAGGATAATCACGCTTGCATCATCGCCCTGTCTTGCCACATCGCCGCCCAACACAGCAGCAGCATCACCTAGCTCATGATCCTTGTACGCACGCTTACAGGCGGCCTCAACTTCCTCGATCCCTAGTAGCGCATTGAATCCAGCAGGAGGAAACTGGCCGAGAATTGTCGCCATCACCCACGGATTGTCGCGCCCATAAGTGTCGATCATTTCTTGCGCATGCTCTGCGCTTACCCGTGGCGTGCGCTCTGGATCAGCAGGATCAGCGGTAATCGTTATCACCGTCCACGAATCGGCCGCTTTGGTGCATGACTCGTGCAGCAAGCCGTCCGTGCTAGTAGGGTTTCCCGCTTGAATGATTGCCGCGTCCGTTGGCGATCCCGTAAATATCTGCGCAGCAGCGCGGCCAACAGCCACAGGCATGTCGCCAGACTCATCAAGCAGCACAAAAGGGAATTGGCTATGCAGGCCAGACAATGCCCTGCCGATTGCCTCACTATCCGCGTCCTTTGCAAACGACCGCGCAGACAAAAACCATGTTTCGGGATGATCGTTGGCGTAGATCATCGTTTTTGTCCATGTAAATGCGGCAGAAAGAAACGCACTGCGCGCCTGCCACTTGGATAATTCAGCCCACAAATTGTCTGCCAAGTTGTCCCGCGTGATGGACAGCGCCACGCCTTTCGGGTGTTCACCCTTACCAGCAAAGCACGCCAGCCTATGCCAGCCTGTCCACGCCAACACAGCAGACTTGCCTGGGCCAGTACACGCCTTCATGCACAGCCGCCGCTTAGGATCAGACTTGCCGCCCAGCGATTGCAGTGCCTTGACCTGCCATGCGTCAGGCTCTACACCAAAATTATCCCTAACAAACTGAACAGGATCAGTGCGCCAGCGCCTTACCTTATCAATTGCCTGCTGGCTCATCGCTTGCGCCCGCAATCAAAGCCTCAAGCCCTATCTTGCCGGAATGCTCCATGGATACCTTGTCGCCGTATTTTTTTGGCAGCAGCTTGGCGGCGACCCATTTTCTCGCATCAATCCGCAGCCTAGTATGGTTTACCGCCCCGCTGTCATAAGCCCCTGTGAGTGGATTCATTGGCGGCACCTCATCGGCAATATCTAGGATTTCGTCCGCCATTGTCTCGGCTTGCGCCTCCCTTGCTTTCGTGTACTGTTCCGAAAATTCGCTATCTTCTGCAATCCAGCGGCAAACAGTCCCAGTTGTTGGCATATCTTCTGATTTGCATATCTTGCGCAGGCTCATGCCTTCTGCGAGACGCGAGCAAATTTCATCACGAAGCTTTGTCGTGTAGACGGAAGGCCTGCCAACTTTCCTTTGTTCTGACTTTGCTTTTGTTTTTGGCTTTGTCTTAGCTTTCGTCATTTGGTCTTTTCTCTTTCTTTTGCTTCCACGACACAGGTGTAACCGCCCGCGACTTGTAATTTAGAATGTATGACAGCGTTGATTTCGGTATGTTGTACAGCTTGCGAATCTCAGAAGCCCGCACATTCTGGTGTTCGTGCATGTCACGCACCTTCTCGACAATCTCATCAGACCATCTGGCAAAACCGTGGTTTTCGCCAATCGGCCGCCCTTTCTCCCCGTAAGGTATTAACCCCATGATTACCCCCATAATCATTTGCCGAACACCAACATTGCTGCATCACGGCCGTGCTCGTTTGTGCGCCCATGCCAGCCTGTAATGCGCTTGAACTGGTCTGCTGTCAGCTTTGTCATTGCAAATACTCCGTAATAGTATCCTTCGCTGCCTGCCAGCCAAAACAAAGCTTCGCGGCGTAGCCTGCACTAGCCATTCGATCTAACCAGTCAAGTTGTGCTTGTGTCAGTTTACCTGCTGGTGATGTATTAGTTTCGGGTGCCTTCATCTCAATCCAAAGCCCGTGAAACCGTTTTGCCGGTAGCGCGAGAAACAGGTCAGACACACCGGCTTTCACTCCCTGTTTCTTCATCCGTGCAGCTTCACCGGCATTGCGCTTTCCACCGTTCGGAATTGCGATTAGCCAGTCGGCAATCACACCGCCGTTGTGTCGTGTAATGCGAGCCCACTGCATCAGGGCGAACTGCTCCATGTCTTCTCTGTGCTTCATGCGCCCGACTCGCTGCGCCCAATAAAATCTTTGTCATCATCAGGCAGCATGGCTCTCTCCTTTCAGTAGTTGCAGACATTCACCTAGCAGTTGTTCCTGCTGTCCGTACATTCGTTCAAACTCGGCTTTGTCTGGATGCACAGCTATAAGACCAACAGCACCAGTACCTTTTTGGTGATGCCCAGCGCACAGCGGCAGTACCTTTTGATGCGCCCCAGGCTTAGTGCGTCCGTCAATGTGATGGATGCTAACCCATGTGTTTAGTCTGCCATCTTTTCTGCATGCGATACAACCCAACTGGCACAACTGATCCCAAAGCATCTTGTCGGCCTTCGATGGATTGCGACCCTTCATGCCGCAACCTTGCCGTCAGCCGTCAATGCGATAGCTTTTTCGTGTATCGTTTTTGCCGGCATATTTTTCGAGTTATATGCCGTTCTGTACGCTTCAGCCTGTGTCATGCCGTCTGCTATATACTGACAGAATTTTTCTTGCTTACCAGTCAGCATCCCCAACCCCCTGACAGATAGCCAACTGCCATGATGCCACAGCCAATAGCTAGTGATAGCAGCGCGTTGATTATTGTCTCATTCATTTTTGCCCCTTGTGCGCATTGCAGGCGCGCCCAGATTGCGCCCATAACACCGTAGTCTGTTTGTCCTTCTGCCCTGCCGCGCAGTCGCCTATGCCCAATCCTGAGCCGATTTTGTCCGGTATGAAATACACGCAGTCGCAACAGCGCACCATTGGCTTTATGTCAACGCTTTGCAGTTGTCTGCAATGTATTGACTCATTGCCGCCGTGATTGTTGTTGACGATCTGCTCATGTAATCCAGCTCAAAAACAAGACGATGCCGATAATTACAAGCCCAGCAGCCGCGCATGTGAAGGCGAACGCTGCCGCCTCCCAGTGCTGATCATTCCTTGCCATCTTGCACCTCAATTTTCTCACGCGCCTGTTTTTTTTCCCGCTCGAATTTCTCGCGGATAGCCTGCCGGATAAATCCTGAACGACCACCGCCAGCTTGCCGTTTTGTTGTTAGCGGGTCAGGTAACATCGAGAACTCTTCCGGCGTGAGCATGATGTGGATTGGGCATTTTACATTCACGAGCGATCCTAAAAAATAATTATTCGCGTAATACTACAATAACAATATCGCGATTGCAATGAATATCTAATGCGCTGTTAGTCATGCGCTAGCAGCCGTTGCGCGTCAATTCGCTGACCGCTCATGAACGACGATGTCATTCCGTCCGCCCATGATCTGTCTGTGTGCAGATCAATAAAACTTTCAGGCTGTTTCGCTTCCTGCGCGGCTTGATTCTGTAGCCAGCTCGCCTTGAATCCCGCCCACGAATTGCTTGCAGCGATTTCAATAGCGTTGGCTAATGTGACGCCCGCCTTGTCCGCTTCGCTCTGGATTGTTTTTAATGCGGTCGCTGTTAAGGGTAGTTTTTTCTGTTTGCGGATTGCCAGCCAATCCTTGGCGACTTGCGCATCACAACC